TAATTTCCAAGTTGCTGGCCAAGTTGTTGTTGCAGTTTCACCAATAGCACCATACTTCCAATCTGTTGGTGCTGCACCTACGTTAAAATTTAAAGACAATATGCTTACAGAAAGATCGTCATCGTTTGTAGAAAGATTTGAACCCGGCAAATCTTGTGTGCAGAAATTAAAATTTGCTTGAGTATTTGATTCTGTCACATAATTTGAAAATATTCCATAGTTATTTTCAAATGTAAAATTAGTGCCAACGAACCAACTGTTATTAAATCCACCAAATTTTATATAAGCATTTGATGATTCACCTATGCTATTTCCATTTGCTTTAAGAATGGCAAACCAATTATTTGCACTACTTCCTATTACAGATTGAGAAGATGCTAAAGTTAATTGTTGTCCTTGAATATTTAAACTTTGTTCAAATGTGTGAGTGTGCTTTAGTGTTGGTGGTAAAAGAGAATCCAATTTTACCTTTAGAAGACTTCCAGATCTTTCAATTAAAGCATAGTCCGTCCCAAGAGTTGGAGAAACGGTAGAAGCACTAGTAAGTTCAGTTACTCCATTAAATTTTATTGTTAATTCATTCCCAACAGTGAACCCAATACCCGGACCAGGATCAATGTTAATGGTAACAATACCATCAGCGCGAGTAGTGCATATACCATCACCATCAAAGATATCAACCACATATAAAGAATTCAAACCATTAATTAATTGGTTTGTGCGATTCAACCAAGTGATTACTGTATCTGAATTTGTTAGTGTATCTAAATCAAATACTGGTTCTCTGAATGCACTCATTTGTTATTGCCTTTTAGTAATGATTGAATTATATTTTCTAATTCTCTAACTCTTTTTTCTAATGTTATATATCTATCGTTTTCTCGCTTAATTCTTTTTGCTTCCATTAGTTTATTTCGATCACATGATAAAACTGCTCCAGTTTTACGATCTCTCTTTAGATCGTCTCTACCAGTTATTGGTATTTCGCTCATAGAACAGCAATTCCTCTTAAATCTTGTATTTTTGGTACAAACGCAGGATTATCACTAAACAAACACAGTTTTATAGCAAATTTATTATATGGCGAAGAAGAGTCTACTGGTAAAGCAAATTGAACATCGACATATTCTTCTTCTGTTCTTGTAAAGAAACTATCAAATGCTGAAGAACCCATATCAGGAACAAGTTCAACATATGGATTTTCGTGGAATGTTTTTGTTTGTTCTGCTGGTTGATACTTTAAGAATGCTTTTATTTTTGTACCAACAGGCTTATTTACAGATAGTATTAATTTAAATCCAGTAGATTCAAATCCTTCTTCAAGAGTTACTATTTTTGTAATATATCTAGTTCTCTTTATATCACCAAAATCATTTGCATATGGATTCAATTCTCCATTGGTTTGTGTGGAGCTGTTATTTTCTATCAAATTCTTTACCAAGAATGCACTCATTCTTTCGGTGTTAACAATTGGGCAAACATCTTTACTTGTAGTTAATGCTGTTGCCTTGAAGTATAAAGATTCACCATCTAGTAATGTTTTTGTGGAGGTGTATTTAACGTTTTCATTTGCATTAATTGGAGAATATGTTCCATTTAATGTATTATTATCACTTATTCTCCAGAAAAGTTTTGAAACATCAAATTCTTGATAAGCATTATTTAGATTCAATAACTCATATTTTACATCTTTTCCGGCAACATTTGTTTTACATGCAAAAGTATATGTTTGATTTGGGGTAAATTCACACTTATTGAGTACCATCATCATATCCATTGCTGGTTGTGGCAACCAAGTAGTTGCATTTGAAGAACTGAAGAAAACACCAACATATGGTTGTTCTGTTACTCTTTGTGTACTATTAACTAATGTTTGACCTATTTCTGCAACATAAATTTCATATTCATCTGTTGTTGACCTTACAATAAAGCAATGCTCACCCGGTTCAAGATATACCGGAGTTTCAAAATTAAATCTTGTTGCTGTTGCGGAATTGTTAGCAGATGGTGTATCTGAAACATTAACTTGACTTGGGTGAAGTATAGAGATACCACCGGGATAAATTTTATATGCATCTGGGAATGCATTTACAGTTGGTCTTACTTCTACCTTTACTGGAATGTTTGTAGAATTATCGGGTTTTCTTGCAAAGAAAACATCAATGCTACTTAAAAATATTCCATTTGGATAGAGTTCTGGATTTATTGTAAATGTTTGTGCCAAAGGATCTACACGAACAGTTGTTGTTTGAACATTTACAGCCGTTTCAGATCTTACTCTTTCTTCTGTTATATTAATTGTTTCAGTTTCAAAAGTTCTAATTGTTGCTTTTGTTGTTTCTCTTACTTGAGAAAGACCAGATGCGGAATATGTTCCGGTTGCAAACGTAGTTGCTCTTGAAAAATCATTATTTTGGTTATCTGAAATTGTAAATTTTCTATCACCAGTTCTAAAAGTACCAGTTGGCATATCAAAAATTATAAAAGCATTTCCTTGTGCGGAAGATTTCTTAAACCCACTATTGGTATTTGTAAATTTATTCGCTTCGGTCAAAGAAACTTGTGCTAGATCTGTATCTAAAGCACCCAAAGTATTATACAAATAGCAATATTGTGAAACATCAACACCGTCAAAGAACGGATATAGTCTAGCATTGGTTTTCAAACCAGTAATTACTATTTTAATTCTTCTACCTCTCATATAAGGAATGAAAGAAACATCCACAACCCGATCACCCAAAGAAACTTGTTCAGTTCCGGTTCGCAGTTGTTCTCCAGTAATATTTCTTTCTTCTCTTATTGTTGAATTGGTAGTTGTAGTTCTAGTTGTTGTTCTTCTTCTTCCTCTTCTTGTTGTATTGGTTGTTGTGTTTGAAGTAGTTTGTCTACTTAATTCAGACCAATTACCAAAGTTCAAAGCAAAAGGACCATCTTCAGATGAATTTAGTTCATCCAAAATATCTTCCCATATATCATTTTCTCCAGCAAGATTTACATTCAAATCTGGTCTAGTTTCAGTATCTACCCAGTCATCTTCTCTTGGAGAAAGACGAACAGTACCTTCAAGGTTTAATGTTTCAAATGGAGTAACTGACATTGCACGAGTTGCTTGTGGTTGAACGACGAATGCCGTTTCAGTAAATGGAAGCATAAACAATCCAGTTGATATTGAAGGATTACTTACATTTCCGGTCACGCCAGTTTTAGTATTTAAAACCTCAATAAATTTTGCAGACTCTGTAGGAGTCACATATGACAATTTTAAATTTTCTGTTTGTGCTTTTGGACGTAGACAAGTTTCTGTAGGATCTACGGCAACATTATAATCTACGTGAGAAACTTCACCAATTTTGTGGTTTTCAAATGGATCTACAATTATACCATTTTTAAATCTGTTATTACCATTAACATCTTCAACTAAAAGTGAATCTGCGTCTTTTTCCAACAAGGACAAGGCAGAATATACTTCTAATTGTTGTACTCTCTTTTCCAATTTTCCAATGTCGCGCATTGTATAGCGTCTATTGTCTGTATATTGTAAAGTTAGTGCTTGATTATCAAAAACATAACTTGGTTTCTTTATCTTATAGAGAATCATTCCATCTTCTGGCAATTCTGGATATGATGGATTAAACGATGCAGTTCCATAAGCAACTTTAAATGAACCATTTTTATTAATGTACAAAATATCATATCTGGGCGCATACACACCAAGAGTAGTACCAATTGTAGATGATTGTGGTAATATTACAAATTTATTGAAAACAATATCATCAACTAAAGTGCCTCTGCAATCTATAAATGCAGTACTATGATATTGTTCTCCATCCACTTTGGAGACATAATACGGAATATTTTTAACACTTAAAAGATTACCATTAGTATCTTTATAAGATTCTCTGACTACAATTCCCCCACCTGTTGGTCCTTCATATCCAAGACCATTAACTCTAATTTTTACTCTATAATTTTCGGTTAGTCCTTCTCGCTCAAATAAACCAAAAGTTGGTACAGTTGGTGTTATTGGTCCTTGATTTGGATCAGTATTTGTATTTGTTGTGACACCGTTTCCGTTTAGAACTAAAATACTTGGTTTATACAAATAATCGTCTGTTTCCTTTGAAATACCGAACCAATCTTTTACATTGTTTGTAATTATTGTAAGTGAAGATGTTCCGGAAACACCAAAAACAGAATTTAATTTATAAACATCAATAGCGCCTGTAATGGGAATAATCGCAGTCCATTTATCTTTAAATGGCCCAGACGTATTGTACGTCAAATAAGTTGTAGCATTAAATGTTTTTTGTCGTTTTTCCTTTATAACATTTGATGCAGAACACTTTACTTCAGAACCAAAGATAATACTAGTAACAGTACTTGTTGATTTTTTCTTAAATTTTATACCAACATTTGCATCATCTGCTACAATTACATCATAATACAGTGTATTGTTGTCTGAAGGTTCAGCATTAGCAGCTGCTAAATTGTTATATTTAACCAAATTTAAACTATTACCAAGTTGATCTATTGCAAATGAATATGTTGTGGAAAATGTACTAGGAAATTCTGCACCATTAATATTACCTTCAATGAAAACTTCTGCACTATTTGATGGGAAATTTACATCAAAAATTTGTTGTATTGTTAATAAAGTAGAACCAAAATTACCAGATCCAGACGTTACATTTTCAATTACATCGCCTGCTGGTAATGGTATTATTTGTTTATCTGAGGTAGGATTAAATATTCTAGTTACATATTCACCACTAATATAGTCTTGTTGTACTTCTATAACTGGTTCAATTGAACTATATGACACACCAGTAGTATTTGTTAAAATATTTGATTTACCAATTTGAGTTACATCTTTAAATGAAACAGGCTCATTATAGAATATATTTGTATTCATCAACGAAATATCGTAAACATTTCCTGCATTTAATTTTATTGCCTTTATTCTGGTAGAACCTATTGATGATCCTTTAGCAATCGTTCCTATAGAAGCAACGACAACAGTATCAGTTAGTTCAGTTGTTGTGGAGTTCTGAACAACATTTTCAGAACTAAAATCATACCAGTCTGTTGCTATATTTCCTGTGGTATTTACTGTTTCAAACACACGCAAAGGAAGAATATTTCTTTTTGTATTTTTTAATAGTGTACCTGTAGTGGTTGGTGCAAGATTTGTACCAAATCTAAAACGAGCAAGTTCTGTTGTGGCTGGAATTAATGGATCATTTGTATCAATGAATAAAGGATTTTCTGTACCAATTTTCTTTCTTTTAATAGTTAATATACTTGGAACACTATCGAGAGCCGTTGTATTTGGTTGCCAATCTACAACAGTACCAGCAGCATAACCAACAACATTACCATCAAAATCTTCAGTAAGTGCTTGCAATACAGTTTCACCAATTACATATTCATAGTTTGTATTATATGAAGTTGAAGTACTGGTCAATGTTTGAACCAGTAACTCTCCTCCTGATGTACTGTCCCAAACTTGTTGATATTCTCTACCAGAAATATAGGTTGGTGTTTCTGTGGTATTTCTCAGATTTACAAATGAACCTGTTCTTCTTTCAAATTTACTGGTTGGAGATATACCACTACCTCTAGACAATAAAGTTCCTGTTTCTGTTAATTGATATACGTTTCCGTACTTAATTTGCATTATAGAATTTGGACAAAGAACATAAAGAACTTTAGTCGCCGTATCCCAATTTAAATATTCACCGACAATTTTAGATTGAGCATCTGCTTGTTTTGTGGTATAAAATGCCGCATTACCGGGATGGTTTCCACAATTTTCATATTTCCATTGATAGAGTTCTCTACCAGGCACAAATTCTCCGGTTTCTGCAATCTCATCCGAAAAATATATTTTTTGTACAGTACCACACTCTGGTGTACTTATTTTTCTAACGTTATCGATAGAATATATGCAACATGATGATAAGCAACTACCAGAAGCATCTCCTGTGCAGAGAACTAGTCTTTCAGATGTATTTGTACAATTCGAACAATTGCCGTTCTCTCCAGCAGTATCGTTTAGTGGTTGATCAAACTCCACGAAAACCGAAACTTTTTGTGATAGTGTATCAATTGTGGATGATATTACTACACCCGTACCTGAAAAACTACTAGTACATGGAGAACCATTTGCGGCTAATAATTCTTTCAAAACTACTCTTTGACCGCTTTGATATATTCCTTTACCCAAAGTAATTACACCTTCTGTACCACCAACGCAAGGTAGAGTGGATGGGGCACTATTATAAGCCTCAACGCTTGTTAGTTTATAAACGTTAGAAACTGTTTGTATAGATTTAATTGTAGTACCAACGGATATTGGATTACCACTATATGTTTTCCCACCATATGTAAATTGATCAATTGCGTCACAATATATTACACCATTTGCTTGATTAAAAGTTGTAGGATTTGGTAAATCTTGATATAGTACCTTTATGAATAACGTTCCACCTCTTCCATCTGCTGATGGTGGAACCCATCTTAAAGGAATACCTTCTGCTACAACATTACCAGTTAAACCGTCAATTTGTTTAACTCTAAAATGTTTTAAAATATCATAATTACCTTGACTTGTTGCTTCTAAAAATATTTCTTCACGAAACCCTCTTTGTCCATCTAAACTTTCATCCAGATTTGTTCGGGTTGGATCGTAAGCAGTTCTAAAGTTCCCTCTAAATGGATCTAAAAAGTTAATTCTAATGACATCGGGAACCTTGTCAGAAAAACAACTCGCAGTGTATGTTGCTTGACTAGTTTCACCCGAAACTCTCATGAGTTCGTTTGACAAACCATTCTTATAACCGTTATCTGTTTCTGTTGTTAATGCCATTTTTACCCTTTTATCTTATTTATGTGTATCCGTTAATTATTCGGCCACAAAGATTACGCTTTCGTGTGGAAATCTCGCACCATCTAATCCTTCACTATCGGTTAAATACACCATATCAATCATGTCACCTTGTATATCTTCACTTGCTCCAAGGAATGGGGCCCATGCATATATTCTTCTTTCTGCTGTAGTTGTATTTGCAGGATAAATCAAAAATGTATTTGTATCAACATCAACCAAATCCAAAGAAGGCATTTGTTCATAATTTATAGTATTTGTTGTTATTCTTGGTACAAATACACCTTTAACATAATTTCCAACTTCAAATTCTACATTTTGACCAGTAACTACCTTTATATCTGTTTGATTCCCATTTATAACATAATCAACGCTTCTTGGTGCAAATGTTTCATAATTATAACCATAAACATATGCCTTTCCGGGTTGCATTGTAATTGTCATCTTAGTTGGATCACCAACAGGCACATCTGATAAGGAATAGGTTCCTTTAGAATCTATTTGTAATTCAACACCACTTATATTAAATCCAGTTATGGCACCAGTGCTTGTATTTTTTAAGAAATACGAAGCAGGTCCAAATGCAAATTTATTTGCATTTTGCAATTCGACCACAATTTTTAATGATTTTGGTGTTGCTAAACTTGCATCATAATCACCAATGACATCCACAATTTTTGCAATAACAAATGGTTCATTTGCTAATGAAGGTGAAGTATATGGATTAAATGCAGCAGAACCCGCCCACACATAACCATCTATTGCTGGTCTAAAAGATGTAGCCGGAAACATACTTGTAATTGAATCATTGCTAACTGTTAAAACATATCTATCTTTTCTTAAATGATTTTTTACTTCAGCAATGAATGGTTTAACTGTATAAGAACCAGATTCGTCTTGAGTTCTTTTTGCAAATAAATCTAAAATCTGCGAATAAGAAGATTTATCTTTGATGTAATCTACTACACCATTTGTTGTTCTTAAAATTTGGATGAAATCGGTTGTAACATAATTATCAATATCTACAATACCAGAACGATATTCAATTTGAGTAAGTTCTAGAGAAATTTTGTATCTATCGGCACCCGGTGCATTGTAATTATAAAATCCTCGCGCTGGATCATTTAGAGTACTATCTTCTGTAGCAGTAACAATTTGACGATTTATAGTATAACCAATTCTGTGTGATGGTTTATTAAATAATCTGACACCTTGACTTGCCCAGTTATATGTTAATCCGGTGTCAATACTAAAATCAGATTCATACTGAGAAGATTTTTTAAATAGAGATATTGTTTGTTTTTGTGTAGTTACAAAATAACCATCTATGTAAAAAATACCATCATCCACAGTTACTAAGTAACCATTTCCGAATGGTTCAACTGTATATTGAACTGGTGTTGTTGTTTGTTGTGTTGGATTTATAACTTTTACAAATGGTCCAGCAGTGGAAGAACCAATGTAATATTCCCGTTGCATATCAAATGTACCGTTTTGAGTTTCTGCAATAGAAATTACATTATAAAATGCAACAGCATAATCATCAGCAGCAGAATAACCGGATGGTTCAAAATACGATATTTTTACTGTTGCTAATTCGGTAAATGTTGTTCCAGATTTGCTATAAACTTTTAATAAATTGGTAGGAAGATTTGTTAAATAATCGTTTGCTAAATTTGTCGTAGCACCTATGGTGGATTGTGTATATTTTTCTAAACGAACATAAGGTGTATTAACAATTTGTATTTTACCACCAAAAACTTGACTACCATCTTGAAAAATATGATCAGCAAATTTTGCAACTTGAGATTGCAAAATAGTTTGCAGTTGTGTCAGTTCTCTGGCTTGAACTGCATATCCAGGCTTAAAAAGTATTTTTAGAAAGTTCTTTGCTTCCTCAAAATCATCATAATATGGTGAATTTGAACTAAAATCTGGATTCTTAAAAGTCATATTTTCCTCAGAACTCTATTAAAAGTTTTATTATTTCAGAATTTTCTACTCGTCTTTGCACAGGACCTGCATCATTTATATATAACAAATCACCAGAGTATGGAACAAGTCTTGGATTAAAAATAACTTCCTGAACGTAAATATTCATATTTTCAGCAGTTGTTGGATCGTATAAATCATTAATTGTTTGTAGTATTGATGGAGAAGCATAAAAAGATTTATCGTTATAATTGTTAACATAAAGATATACAGTGCTGGAACCATCCGTGCCTGTTGGTAATCCCACTCTAATTATTTTTCCAATAGCACCAGTGCTTGGTTGTTTTATAATGGTATTAGTTTCTAAAGAAACACCATCTTCATTAACTAAATCGTATATAGTGTCTGCACCCGGACGATTGACGGTACATTTTAAAATATAAGCATAACCAAATGAGGTTTCCGACAATATTTCTGTGGGTTCACTAATTGATACTAGAGAACCTTTTGCCGTGATGGTTGGTACACCCAATACATCTTTTAATCCAATTATAGTTTCACCAGGCACAAATTCCCCATCTACATATCTTGCCGGCAAGAAACCAAGTTCGGCATCTTTTACTTTTACTTTTGCTCTATTTGGATATACAGGATTAACAAAAACATATCCACTTAAGGGTGGGTATATTTCTGCACTTTTATAACTGCTTGTCCCAAAAAGCGCATCAACCGAAGAAAAGTCTGTGGGATTAAAAACATTGGTATAGGTTGCATAAATGGAATTTGAACAATTTTCTTCACAATCTAAAAATTGAAAAAACTCATCATCGGAAAAATCTGTAGAGGTATTTTTATTGTTTTTTATTCTATAACCAGAATATGTTTCAAATGCACCATTAATTAAATCGCACTCTACAGTCGTACTGATTCCACTTACAGAAACATTTGTTATTTTTGCTTGAAATTGATCTGGTCTAGAATCTGGTCCCCGAACAATTATGTCATCTACTTCAAAAAAGTTTGTACTATTTGTATATGGATTAAGTGGAGTACCAACAACTATAGTTACTTTGGGATCTATGGATTCTATTACCATTTCTCGTATTTCGGAAATAGTCGAACCGGCAATTTCTTGTAAATTGGTGTTGATATTTAAAATCTTAGGATTTTTAATTAAACAAAATTGAGTGTAATATGTATTTTCAGAAACAACATCTAGATACTGATCTCCGCTATATACAACTCCTGTATTTTCTACAGAAGAATATAGTATTGGATCTGATTGTGATAATGTAGTAATTGGTTTAATTTTCTTGGATATCATTACATGTTTTGCACCAAGAAGTTTTACTATATTGGATGTCAATCCATTTAATCCCAAAACTGGGCTTAAAATTGTAGTGGAATTTACTAAAAACTTTGCTTCAGCATAAGTATAGTTTTTTCCATTATAGATTAAATCTACTCTTGTAATTTTCTTATCAAGATCAAATACAGGTATTGCTACCGCATCCGAACCATTACCAATTACTCTTATATAAGGAATAATACAAAATGGTTCGTTTAGTGGTGGTATTATAAATTCAATATCACCTGAAAATGAACCTAAATCGTACAATAGATTACATATTTTAAATCTGATAGCAGGATTGCCCGATGTGGGATTTGTAACTGTTTCTGTTTCTTCTATTAATGCAGTGTAACCATTTTTAAAATGTATTATATAGTTATTATCATAAAAATTGGCAACTCTTGAAAGTTCTGTTCTTCCTTCAAGATCTGCGTCAAAATAATATTCTGTATGAATATCATCCCCCTCAACAGTATCTTCTGTAGCATAACCATAATACAAATTCGAGACAAAATTATTATTTACTATTTCTGGGAAAGAAGTACCTTGTTGAACCACATCAATCGATTCAATTGCACCCTTTACCGTGTTTACCTCGACATTTTGTTGTAAAACTCTTTCGTCTGTATATAATTCAACACCTACATTTTCTATTGGTAGAAATCCGGGATAATCAAATTTTTCTAGATTCTCTTCTCGAACTTGATACAAAAATTTCCAAGTATATCCATCGGGTTTAACTTCTGGGTTTAAACCTTGAGTTGTTGGTGGATAGGTGCTTACACTGTTTTCATTTTCGGGACTTGCTAAACAAAGATACACACTATTGTTTTCAGAATTATATGCGTAAAACTTTTCGTTCAATTCATATTGATTTTTATTTTTGTCAAATGCCTCGTATCTGGTTCCGGAAATCCAATCTATCTTTTTTATCATTAGAGATAAATCTGAACGGAAAATTTGGTTCATAAAGAACATATTGTTCCATGCATTTTGATCTGCTTGCATGGTATCTGCTGCTCGTGTAACCGAGGCAACTGGACTTGTTACAGCATTGCCAATTGAAATAAAATAAGTGTTATTTGTTTTAGTTTCAAAATCACTAATGAACACCTTTGCATTATTTTCTCTACCTCTTTGTCTGAATGTTGCCATTTATAGTTCCTTTAATTATGGTCCAAATCCACCACCACCAAATTCCCCTGGGCTGGGTTCAAAATCCACTAATTCTGGATCTCCAAACGGACTAGTATCTGTACCAAAATCTGTTGTAATTATTTCCTCATTATTTATTACTGTTGCCAACAGGGTTTCATTATCTTTTGTAGATACTGTAGAAATTATTATATTATTTTTTACATCGTCCGACAAAACTGTAGCACGATTTTCTGTAATTTCGTCTTCTGGGAAGATATTGTCGTCGGATTCAAATCCGGCAACATAACTCAATAGATCAGAATGTACATCTTTAAGCACTTGGAATGCATCTTTACCGAGAGAAGTCCAATAAACATATCCTCTTTCTATGTAATTTTTAACTTCGACAAACATTTCATTTCTTACTTTGTTGTAGGTATCACTATCTCTCAATATATTTCTACCATCCCAAGACGCAACACCACTTGGTGTGGGAGTAGGTGTAGAAATTCCTTTATCATGCCATGCTGGAGTGAATTGCCAAAGATTATTATATGTGTTATTTCCAGCGGCATCCACTTCATTTGGATTTTGTAATCTATATGCATCTCTCATTGTTTTACTTAACAGATAAAAGGTTTCAACAAATAAACCAATTTCTGTATTTTTTCTATACCAACACCACATTTTATTTGGATCTAAGCCACCCCAACCTTGTATGGTATTTGCATTACTGTGTAATCCTATATTCCATTCTGATGAATTCAAATTACCATTAAGAAGAATCATATAAGCAGAATATTGGTATGCACCTGGCGCATAAACAAAATTATTAGGATCTTGCGCTGTACGGTAATCTTTTCCAGCAGGATCTAGTTTTCTAAATCTTTCTCTTCCTTTGTTATGCCAGCAATCGTCAGTATATACTGTGTTCCAAGGCTCTCCACCCAAAGTTTCAGAAGAAACCAATACACCTTTACATACTTCTGTTGCACGATTTGTCTTTAACAGAGTTTTTCTTGGATAAGTTCTTCCAACAACTGGTTTATTAAATTCATCCAATACTGGTGCTTTCCAGTCGGGTTGTATTGCTTCATTAATGATTGTTTTTAGGGTTGGGAATGTTGTTTGTAACCATTGTTTATAATCACCAACTGGTTCTCTCGATACTGGATTTGCTCCAAACGACAATGCACCACCATATTGGTAATTAAACATACCAACTCCAACATCCATTCCAAGGAAATTAATTCCAATATCAATCCAAGGTTGTAATTCGGATTGTAAGAATGCAGCATGTGCCGGATTATTTTCTGGATTTGGAATTTGCCATCCTCTAATAGAAGGTGCTGGCAAACAATTAGTTCCTACTCTTATTCCTCCACCGGCCGACGAAGCAATATAAAGTAGATTGTTGTGTATTTCTATTGTGGAACTATTTAATGTTGGTGATAAGCCATTGTAACCAAAATCAATTTTAGTAAAAGATTGTCCATTATTAATAGTTTTGTATAAACCAGTTCCCGTACTAGTATAAAATATATCATTCGTTACTGGTGTCAAATCTATAAAATTAGAACCAGGAATTATTCCCGGAGCAGTTGTTTGTGTAATAATGGTAAATGTTTGTCCACCATCAGTAGAAATACCAATTCTATTTGCAACAACATAAAGTTTATTATTAAGTTGTTTTATACGTTGAACGTCAACTAGTTGGACACCAAAATCATTCATTGTAAAGGTGGTGCCACCATTGGTTGAAATCCCCAATCCTCCGGTCTGTGTTCCAACATAAATTTTGTTATCGGTGTCAACAAATACTGTATTACAAGCTGAACCGCTGCTACCACCACCTAAACCGCTGTTAGTCCTATTTCGCATTGTAAAAGTAGCACCACCATCCGTTGAAATACCTAGCCCGGTTTGTCCTCCTGTTGGACCAGAAACTCCCGCAACTGCGGCATAAATTGTATTATTTTTTACAAAAACTCCACTAATCCTAGCAACATGTGCTGAATTGGTGCCCCCCAAACCCGAAGAACCACCACTTTTGTTAATAAAAGTTTGACCACCATCAGTAGAGATAGATAATCCGC